CCCTCTCCCTCTCCCTCTCCCTCTCCCTCTCCCCAACACTTCCACTATATATAGTTTTTTACTATCCTCATTTAGTCGCCCTCTTTAGTCATTCTCATTTAGTCATTCTCATTTAGTCGCCCTCTTTAGTCGCCCTCTTTAGTCATTCTCATCCAGTCGCCTTCTCCAACATTCCACTATATATAGTTTTTTACTATCCTTATTTAGTCATTCTTATTTAGTCGCCATCTTCAACACTTCCATTTAGTCATTCTCTTTTAGTCGCCCTCCCCAACACTTCCATTTAGTTATTATTATTTAGCATTTAGTCCTCAACACCTCCATTTAGTTGTTCATTTATTCGCCTTCTCCAATACTCCCATTTAGTTATTTTTATTTAGTAGCCATCCCCAACATTCTCATTTTGTCGCCCCCCTCTTTCTGGTGTGGTCATCAAATTGTAGAACCTAATACTTTTAATATAACATACTTCTTCTGGCTGTCCGTTAATGGCAGACTCTCCCACACTTCAATATCCTGTTTATTATTGCAAAACATATTCATAAAAATCTTTCCATGTTTCTTCTCATATTCTTCTATAATCTTGTCCATATCATCGTCTTTTAATTCTTGCTCTTGCACTTCTTCTGGTTCTTGCACAACTTTTTCTATATTTAATGTTTCACCGTCCATTTTTATATTATATAAATATATAATATATAATATATAATGGATAAAAAAACACTTACACCGACATTGTTATTAGCTTATGCATTCTTTAAAAAATTAATTGAAATAGATGGCACAGAAAAAGAAAAAAAAATAAAGACGTTTGAAGAATTTGCTAAAGACATGAATAATAGACTCAAGGTAACACCATATAGAATAAACGAAAAACAAGAACAATTACAAAACGTTAATAATGCACTTGAAAAATATATATCAGACAACCCACCACCACCAGTATCTGATGAAGTTAAAATGAATAAATATGCTTTAGATGCATCTAATTATTTAAAAAGAGAAAATTTTATTGGTGATAAGTCATCAACTGATTTTATAAGGAATTTAACTATAACTGGAACTGGAAGAGATATACAAACACCACAAATCGAACAAGCAGTATCATATGAACAAAAATTAAGAACAGCCCAAAAAGGAAAAAAGCAGGTGGTAGGTAGAAAAGAAGCACAAATTGAGAGGATTACAGCAGAAAGATATGATATGGAGGCAGAACGTGACGAACAAAAAGCGAAAGCTATTCAAAGAAAATCGACCATTACAGAACAAGAACAAAAATTAGCAAAAAAAAGGCGAAAAGTTGAAGAACAAAAAGCTATGATAGCATCATTAGAGGATCGGTTGAGAATCGCAACGGACACAAAAAATAAAGGCTTAGAAAAAGAAGTTCGTAAATTACTAAAAACAAAAACTACATTATTACGAAAAGGCGAACAAGAATTTACAGAACTAAAAGAACAAATAGGACAACTCGATCAGAAAATGACAGAGGGGTTTGCTGATATTAAAAGTGAAATATTAAAATTGCCCAGAACAATTAAAGGACAAGAAAGAGAATTAATACAACCACCAGAATATAAAAGAGATAGTGGTCAGACAGGTTTAGGATTAAACCCGTCACAACGTAAAAAATTAAAAGCAATAGTAGCAAAAGAAACAAGACAAGAGATCGCAGATGTTGTTGATATGATTGCTGGTGATGAAATAAAAGCAAGCCCAACACAAATTATGACTGCCATAACTGGTTTAGCATTATCAGTAGCAGTTCCATTACCTATACCAATTATTTCAGGTATGTTAAATTTAGCAGCATCGGAATCAGGTTTTCAACAATGGTTTGATAGTATGTTTATTGAAAATAGAGTAGGTGATAATATTGTATTAACACAAAATGCAAATGTTAATTCATTAGAACAAATTGAAGAAGCACAACCACGAATACAACCACGAATAAGTGAAGGTGTTGAAGCTAAAAAAGAACGAGAAGAGAAACATAGTGCAGGGCCAGGATCAGTAGACCAAAATTTAAAAACAGACCGAAAACAAATACGTGACAATAGAGGACGATTTCTAAAAAAATATACTTCATCAGATACTCAAGTAGGTGCTGTATTAGGAGGAGCCGCAACATATGCAATAACAGGCAGTGTGTCAAGTGCTGTTGCGGGTGCAGGTGTAGGAGGAATTGTAGGAGCATTAAGCCCCGCGATAAGCAGAATAGGCGACGCATTAGCAGAACGATTGCCAGACACTATACCAACAACGACAGGAATACAAAGAGCAGTACAAAGACAAATAACAACAGATACAAAAGATGTTAATGTACCAATACCAAGATTAGCAAGACGACCAGCAAATGAACAAGAAACGGCTATAACTTATAATAGATTAGACGAGCTTGATAATGAATATAATGATTTAAGAAATAGACTGCAAAGATTAGAAGCCGATATGATGAGTAATGTAGGTAGTGGGGTGTCTAATACAGAATTAGGATTAACACAATTAGCCCGAACAACAAGTCAACAAATAAGAGAAAACAGAGACAATGCCTTACGATTACAGGACGATATTGATAATGCAAGATTACGCCTTGATATAGATCGTAAAGGTATAGGCATACCAATCCCAAGACGAACAACAGATGATGAAAAAGCGTTAGTGCCATTTAACGAAGCAGAAGAACGAACAACATATGATAAAAAAAAGGCATTAGCAGTAGCAGGAGCAGTAGGCAGTGCAGGAGCAGTAGGCAGTGCGGTTGTTGCTGCAGGTGTTGAACGAAGCGGAATGTTTAAAGAGAGACCCATAGAACTGCCAGCAGGTATATACTCACAACAACAAGGAAACGAATTTGACACTGCTATGCCTAATATGGCTCGTGGTATGTTAAGACCTAAATTCATTATGCCCGATGCAGATATATTACAGCCAAGTAATCAAGAGTTGGCAGCAGATGCTTTAGAATTTGCAATGTTTGATTTTGTTGAACCAAGTAGTGAAGGAGCTCAAGGAACCAACCAAACGAATATATTGAAAGCATTTCAGAAAGAAAATGAAAATATAAGATTTAGAGGCGCTGGAGTCGTTGTAAATTCTTTATTCAATAACAACGCTAATGATTTAACAACAGAACAAATAACAAAAATGTTCTTAGGCCCTGAACTACCCCCTTTGATTTTTAGTGAAATTCAACAAAACTTAAGCGAGTATGAGGTTAATTCTTTCGATGTTAACAATGATCGTACATGTGTAGAGTTCTTTAGTCCTTACAATAACTTTACAGATAATAACCCAGGTCTTAATGAAAATATGAGTATGTTATTTGACGTTGTCCCATAAATAAAATTATTTATTTTATTGTATAATATTATATAATGGAATTCGATATGCCCGATGATGATATTATGTTAGATAAAGATGATAAAAATAAATTAAGTTTCGATCTTGAACCTTATGATTCATACCTTGAGAAGAAAAATAATCAAGGTAAAAGCAAAAAGAAAGAGACACCAATAAACATTGACCCTAATATTTTAAAAATCATAGACTTCCCAACAAATAAAAGTAAAATCCCACAACGTCCATTAATGGAATCTAATATTATACCTAAACATCCTTTTTCGTGTATTATGAATGGTAAGAGTGGTTCAGGTAAAAGCACTCTATTATTAAACTTATGTTGTATGCCCCAGTTCTATGGCCCTACAGATAAAACAAATGATAAGAGTAAATATTTTGATTTGATATTTATGTTCTCGCCAACAGCAGGACAAGACGATTTGCCTGAATATTTAAACTTGCCCCCAAATAGAATTATACAAGATAATTTTATATCAAAACTTGAACATATCATAACAACACAAAAAGGCATAATAGAACGTAAGAAGATAGAGAACGCACCTAAAATATTAATTATATTTGATGATATACAAAGTCAAGATGCATTTATGAGAAGTGGTAATTTTCTAAAATGCTTTATCCAAAATCGTCATTATGGTATATCAACAATATTATGCTCTCAATCATTCACACGAACCCCAAGGGCTTGTCGCTTACAATGTTCAAGTGTTTTTTTCTTTCCAGGCTCTATGTCAGAAATGGAATTATTAGTAGAGGAATTCTGCCCACCAGGTATGTCAAAGAAAGATTTCATGGCAATGGTTATGCATGCAACAAAAGAAAAACACCATTTTTTGCATATAAACATGAAAGTTCCATTTAATGAACGATACAGAAAGAATTTAGACACAATACTCGAGTATTGAGTTTTTGAATTTATGAAAATCACGATATTAGAATATTAAAATTTTATTATATAATGTTATAATATAATGTCATTAGAAAAACTTATTACAATCTCAAGTGATGATAAAGATGCTGATAGTAATAGCAATAGTGATTTCTTTGTATCACTAAAAGAAAGGTTTTATACACAACAGATTCAACGTATAATGGTTAAAGAAGCAACTGTCCCGAATTGTTTTTATAATTTATCTGATGGCGTCAATAATGGCAAACAGAACAATGTATTAAATTATTTTGATATTAATAATCCACTTACATTTACTATAGCACCTGCACAGTATAATATTGACCAGTATATAACAGCATTAATTGCAGGTTTTTTATCTAATGGAATTATTGTTGTAATTACACAAGACGATTTAACACAGAAGTTAGTATTTACTTTTACGAATGATACGACATTAGATGCCAAAAGTTCAATGGCTCCTGTTTTAGGTATGACAAACTCATTCACATGTTTAGCGGGTGTTCCAACGTCTCCACAATTTCCGCCAGACTTATCAGGCATAAACGCAGTTAATATACATTCAACAGCAATCGGAGAAGCCCATGGGATAGACAGTAATACTGGTTTAATTTCATTAGTTGAACGCGTAAGCCTACATGATATTCCTTATGGGTCATTTGGTTATAAACAGAACAATGATAGTGATTTAGCAACAATATATTTTGAACAGCCTAGAAACTTAAACAGAATTGATATTCGTCTACGTGATACACAAGGTAAAATATTAAACATAGGGACTAAGAAAATGACACTTGTTTTAAAAGTATATTTCGCATAAGGCCATATAACATAATTAATTAAAAGTTCTATTAAGATAATTTATATTATATAATCTTATAATATAAATGAATTCAAATGGACAAAATAGAAATAATACATTCGCAGGTGATGTTTATGTAAATGGGGACCTTACAGTTAGTGGAAATATAAATGGTGGAGGTGGAGGCGATGTGACCAATCCTATGACATCAAATTTAGATGCTAATAATTTTAATATAACAGATGTCAATACTTTAGAAATAAAATCACTTACAACGCCAGACGCATCGCCATTTATTAATTGTAATAGTAAAGCATTAACTAATTTAAATGCTATACAATTATCTAATGGGTTATATTTTTCATCAGCCTTTGTACCTGAAGAAAATTATGTATTATATGTTTTAGGAGGTAATCCAGCAGGACCCATAATTGATTATAAAAAGGGTGTATTTAATCCTGTAGAAGAAAATATAAATATGGATGGTAAATCAATTACAAATACTAATAATACTGAAACAAAAGGCTTGAGTAGTTCAACAGGTGCAATAGCAGTTACTAGTATTCTTAATTTGTTTAATGATATTAATATGAATTACAATGATATTTTTAATGTGGATAGAATAACAACCTCACATGCGGGTGTTAGTATAAATTTGGATTTAGTTCCAGCAACAGAAGGAAAAGCCGGCCAAGTTCTAGCAAGAGACCCAAGTTTTGACCCATTAAATATTAATACACATAAATTAGTCTGGGCTAATCAATCAGGTGGTGGAGGTGTGACCAATCCTATGACAGCAAATTTACAAGCTGCTCAATTTAGTATATTTGATGCGTTTAATGTAGAAAGTAAAAATTTTACTGTAATGGCAAGTGGTAGTGGTTTATCATGTGCCAATGGTACATTTGCTGTTCCTATTACATGGGGACTAGCTAAAAAATTATCTTTAGCACCTTTTTATCAAACTTTTAATACTGACTATATAACACCTGAAACTAATGCTGGTTTAACTTTAGATAGTAAATTACAAGATGGTGCAACAGATTCTAAGATAACAATGTCAGCACCAACAATAAATATTAATAATTCAACTAATCTTGCACCTAGTAATATTAATATAACAGGTAATTTACAAATAACAAATAGCAGTGGATATATACATGGTAACAATTTAATTGTAAGAGGTCGAAACGCATCAGCAGTACCAACACCAATAACAATAGAAGGAACAACAACATCTATAAATAGTTCTACATTAAATATAACTAGTTCAACAGCAAATAATATAGCAGGTACAACAAATTTCACTGGAACAGTTAGAACAAATACAATAGACGCAAACTCAGGGGGGACAATTTCAGTTCTACAAAATTTAACATTAGCAACAGGCAGACAATTAAGAACAGATTTAGTGTTTAGTGATGGATTACGTTCATATACTACAGATTTAATATTAGCAGGATTATTGCCAGATAATAAAACTCAGACTAATATTGTATTAGCATCCCCACAAATAAGTTTAAATAATCAATTCGGCCCATTAGTGCCTGAAACTCAAGTAAATATCGCAGGTGGAATAGTATTTAATAATCCCGTATCAAATCCTTTTATACATGGTTCTAATTTAACTATAAGAGGTCGAACACCTGCAGGAGTAGCAACACCACTAACACTTGAATCAACAACAACGACAATAAATAGTTCTACATTACAAATAAGTAGTACATTGAATAATAATATAGGAGGTCAAACAAATTTTGATAGAAATATTAATTTATTATCAGCTAGAGGAATTAATATTAATCCATCTATGGTTTTATATAGAACATTTGGGACTGGTGCAACTTTTGATATTTCTAGTGGATTGAACCTTATAAAAGTAACAGATGGACAAACATCCAAAGGATCTAAAATAATCCCTATAAATGGATTAGTAATAAACGACCTTTATAAATTAACATTAAAGGGTCTTTTATCTACATCAACAACAGGAAGCATGGAATTTGTAATTAGATTTGGTCTTAATATAGCTTGCTTTTTTACTTTTTTAAATACTGCAATGGTAAATGAAGGTTTCGAGTTTAGTTGTGAATTATCTGTAAGAGATGCAGGTAGTGGCACTTTTGGTGTTGATATAGGTTTAGGTAAATTAGAAAGAAATAATAATTCAACAAGAATTGTTTTTGCAACTGCTGGTGTTAATATACCTAATTCTGCTGCATCATTGGATATATTTATGAAACCAACTGTAAATTTAGGTACTGGATCAGTGACAATATATAATTATTCAATAGAAAACATTTAAGAATTATGAATATTAGGTGGATTTATAAAAAGCGTCATTATAGCACTAATTAAACTAAAATATATCGTATTGTCTGATGATGGATGCATACCAATCATAATAAATGAAAATGTTAATATACCTAATGATATCACAAATGCAGAACTATATTTAATAAATCCTACACTTGAATGTGAGCAACATATAGTATATTGTTTATCATCATCTTCAACAACATTTATTTTTACGTCTTTTTCTTCTGGCATATATAATTAATTTATAAAATATATAAAAAATAATTTATAAACTATTAATATAATGTTATCAGATACTAAATCCCGCGAATTTACTCTTCATCGTGATGATGGATACAAATTCCGAATTGAAAAAGTTGTTGGCAATGATGACCTAGGTCCTTGCTTTTCTCTTAAAACTACACTTCAAAATGGTGCTGGCGATTGGGGTATTTATGCTCCAGGCTTGAAAGTTGATACTATGTATGGGGTGCGAATGGTTGGTCCTTTACTTGGAACACATGAATATAAGCTCATAAGCCTTGACCAAAATGCACAGGCTGAAACTTCTCGGGCTGTTGCTGCTGAAACTAAACTACAGCAAAATGTAGATAGTGAAACTGCTTCACGCGTTGCAACTGATAATTATCACACAGCACAGATTGCACAGGAAATAAGCGATAGACAAACTGGAAACCAACAGTTAGAAATCAAATTAAACTCTGAAGTATCACGTGCGCAGGCCTCGGAGCTCGTTCTAACTAACAATGTGGCGACTGTATCTGCAGGCCTTGCTTCTGAAGTGTCTGAACGTAAATCCGAAGTTGTTCGTCTTGATGCTCGTATCTTACAGGAGATAGTCACGCGCGGAGATAGCGTATTTAACGAATCACAATTACGTGAAGCCGCTGATCTTGCTCTGGGTGTTCGTTGTGATGGCCTTGTTGCTGGTGCCGCTGCTGAAGTGGCTGAACGTGTAAGCGAAGTTAAACGCCTAGATGGTCGTCTTGACTGGATCACTCATAACGTTGATGGTGCTGCGATCGACTCACTTTCTGAAATCGTGGCTCAGTTCTCGCAGAATGGACAGGGTTATGCTGCACGTCTGGCATGGCTTGAAGGTGTTGTAGCTGACCTTGTAAATAAGACACAGTAAGCTAAGCAATATTAACTAAATCATAAATAATTTGTTTGAGTCTTAAATTTTGTTGTTCTAAATATGATATACGTCCTGACATTGTGTTTGTTTGTAATTCACTTAACGTTTTAAAATTTTCGAGTATTTGTAATCTTAACAATATAGACTCGTCTTGTGTCTTGAATTCTTCAAAAGTTGTAGTAATGGGTATATCTTGAATAATAATGTTTTTCACTTTATCTAAAGTATTATTATTAACATTCACTTTGGAGCTAAAACTATTCTTGAGCGGTAAGCCGTTTGCATTCATTTATTTATATATTATATTCATAAAATATTATACATAAAATATTAAACAACATTTTATATATTACTTAAAATTATATGATTATATAATATTAATGACTTTTCAATGTGATAAATGTAATAAAGTACTTACAACAAATAGTGTTTTAAAACAACATATAAAAATGGTTCATGATAAAATTAAAGATGTTAAATGTGATAAATGTCAATATGCTTGTTCAACAAATGGTGATTTAAAACGACATATAAAACAAGTTCATGATAAAATCAAAAATATCAAATGTTCTAAATGTGAATATATGTGTTCATATAATTGTGAGTTAAAACGACATATAAAACGAGTTCATGATAAAATCAAAGATATTAAATGTTCCAAATGTCAATATGCATGTTCAACAAATAGTGATTTAAAACAGCATATGAACTCAATTCATGAACGTCCTAAAATGAATAAACGTATGAGTTTAAATGAAGCTATTATTTTTAATTATTTAACAAAAAATAACATTACATTTGAGCAAGAAAAGAAATATAATTTACGTTCTCCAAAAGGTAGTTTATTAAGATATGATTTTTATATACCATCATTAAATACACTTTTAGAATTTGACGGTAAGCAACATTTTAAACCTATAAGATGGACAATATTAGAAACTGATGAACAAGTAAAAGAACATTTTGAATATATACAACTTTGTGATAAATTGAAAAATGAATATGCAACAAATAATAATATAAAATTAGTTAGAATAAAGTATAACGAAGATGTTGAACAAAGATTATCTGAATTATTAAATATCGCATGCCCATAGGTATTTAGCACTAAAATATAGTGGGCTATATTTTTTTATCTGTGTATTCTTTTCTGCAAATTGTTTTTGTAATTGCTGACCCATATTAGTATAACACATATCCATATATGAATAATGTTTTAGTTTTGTTCTGTCCTGATAATGCCCTTTACTTGAATCACCAAAATCAACATAATATTTCTTGCCTTTATTATCAATCAATATTGCTGTATATTTTTTTTTAACATCTCTTGCTTTTATTATATCAATTTCTTTATATTCAGTTGTCATATTATATAGTATAATTACATATTATATTTTATCGGATATTGTAACGTTCATAAAAGCGTGCATCCGCGGTTTTTGACTTGGGGGCTGGGTAAAATCTTTCACGTCTTATTTGTGCTTCATTTAATTTCAATTCTTTTTCTTTTTGTTCTGCTTGTGCGCGTGATAATATTTCATCAATTAGAACACTTTTAACGCTTTGTTCGCCAATACCATCATTTAAATTCATTGCTTGCCCTGCTTGTTGTATATAATTACTCATCATTCTCTTATCGGGTAAATATAAATTTTCTTCTTTTAAATAATATGCTAGGCTATCTCTTACCTCTTCAACGAAATCTTGGCTTTCTGTATTAAATATATTTGATTTAGATTTTACTGCTTCCATAACCATTTCATTACGTAGCCTTGGATCTAATCGTGTATTAGAATACATATCAATCTCTGCTTCTTGTGGGCTTATTGGTTGCTCTAATACTTTTTGGTTATTAACATATTGTCTATATTGGTCTTCAGTTGTCTTTTGGTCTTCTTGCGTGTTGTAGTTATTTTTAAACAATTCCATTTGCTTTTCATGGCCATCAGTATAATAAACTGTTCTGTTGTCTCCTGTAAAATAATTAGGTGCTTTAAGAACAGGATCAAACATTCCATTATTTAATTCTAAATTATAGACTTTAGAAAATTCAGAATTATTTAAAATACTTTGTGGGATGATTGGGACAGAATACATATAATATAAGAATATAGAAAAAAATATTATGTTTTTATATTATATATAATGTCTAACAATATGGAAATCAACATGCAACCAGAAAGCAGATTAACTGACTCTCTATTGGGCGTAAATGAATTATCTTATCAGATGCCTCCATCCTTAGGTATTGCTACACAGGCTCGCCATCGTGAAGAGTTCGCACAAATCAACTCATATACAGTATCAAGTGGTGGCGGTGGTCAGACTGTCGTGTTTGATAGTCAAACTGGATCGTCATTTGTCGACCCTAAGGCATCATACTACGTTTTTAATATCTCGCATAATTATGCTGGGGCCTCTGATATTGGTTTTGGTTCTGGTTCTATTGCTAACGTTATTAACACTGTCACAGTTAGATCACGAACAGGCAAAGAAATTGGTCGTTATGAAAATTTCAATCTATTATGTAAATATATGGATCGTGTACAGGAATCACAAGAATTTTTAAGCTCTACACTTAAGGCACAGGGCTATAGTGTTAATAGTGAAGGTAAACGTTATGCCGATGCTGTACCCTCTACTGGTAAAACGTATATTTTAAGAATGTCGTCAATTCCATGTTTTAACCCTCTTAATTGTAAAATGCTAATGCCCCAGTTGATGGAAGGGCTAAGAGTCGAGTTTCGTCTTGAGGCGTCTGTTGTTGCTTTTTGTCCTAATGAACTTGCTGCAGTTATTGATAATACATTAACTTATACTCTGAATCGTCCCTCTGTTCAATATAAGTGTTATGATCTCGCTGATGCCTTTGCACGTCAGATCGCTATGGTTGCATCTAAATCTGGCCTTAGACTTTTACACAAAGAAATATTCCACACGATTACAAGCACTGCAGGATCACAACTTAACTTTGATATTAAAAAGGCGGCGTCTAAAGCATTGAATTGCATGGCTGTATTACGCACAACCACAAATACAACACTGCCAAATGTGGATTGTTTCGCATCAAGAGTAAATGATATTGTTAGATACCAAGCTAATATTGGATCTGTATATTGGCCGAATCAACCTCTAACAATACCTGCTGTGACTGATTATTATCAATCATACTACTATTCAATGTATGGAGCTGGTAAAATTTATGGCGGTTTTCCTTCTAGTCTTGTTCCTGAACAATGGGCTGGCAGTGTTGATGCTGATATTAAAAATGTTGTATACAATAATAACTTCATTATGATTAATCTTAATAGTTCAAATGTATCTGATCTGGTGGGTATGACTGTCAACAATAGTCGTGCTCTCTTACTTGATATCTTACGTGCGACCTCTGGTACTGATGTACGCCTTGATTCCTTTTTGGTCCATTTACGAGCAACCACTGTGTTCACCAGTAACGTTTCCGTTTTAGATTAAATAAATAAAAAGGCTTAAGGGTATAAAAAAATAAATTAAAAAAAAATAATAATAATTTTTTAATTATAATAACATTACATATACACATATACATTTATTCACCTAAATAATTATATAGTCTTTCCCATTCAATACGTTTATTAATTGCATTTTGTTTAGCTGTTTCATTTCCATAACGTCTAACAGAATATGATCTTGTTTTAGGTCCAAGGGCACATATTGTTGCAACCCATAAACCTTTATAAAAGAAGACTCCTTGTTTTCCTGATTTGTTGTCATTTCTTATTGTTTTGTTTCTCATATTTGTTGATAAATCACATTGTCTAATATTGCATTTTCTATTGTCGTGTTTCTTTCTGTTTATATGGTCTATACAATGATTTGCTTGTAAAACATATTGTCGTCTGTAATACTTACTATGAAAATAACCAGAGCAACCATTAGAATATATATATCCTGCTGTGTTTTTATGCCATACGTAATTAGATAATAAATGTAATGAGTGCTCATCTGTTGAACAAATCATATATGTGTCATCCTGTAGTTTAACAATAGCAAATATGCCATTAATATAATATGTGTTTTTATGTGGCTTGCATCTACCTGGGTGTTGTTCAGCAATATCTAAATCAATGTTATAGTCGTTTAAGATTTCTTGTCGAGTAGCCATTATATAATACTATATAAGATAATATTTTTAAGTTTTTTTTATTATATTATTTTTCTATATAATTTAATTTTTTTATATATAATATTTTATGTATAGTATTATTATATAATGGAAGGATTGGAAAAAAAAGCATTTGACTTAGGAGCAACAGAATTTGGAAGGAGTAAAAGAAAAGATAAAAAATATTATGTAGTATATCAAGGTAAAAAGATTAATTTTGGGAGTGCAAGTGGTCAGACGTTTTTAGATCATGGAGATGAAAAGAAAAAGGAAAATTGGAAAGCAAGACACTCAAAAATTAAAGACAAAGATGGCGTGCCATTCTATACAAAGAAGACGTCGGCCGAGCATTGGTCATATAATCTTCAATGGAGCTAAATATTGGCGGATATGGTAAAATATAAAAAATATATAATAAAAAATTGTAGTAATTTATTATATGGATATAGTTGTATTAATTGTTGTAATTGGGATAATATTGTTATACGTTGTTGATTGGTTGTTTAAGAGCTCGTAAATGCTTTTTACTATTCATATGATGTGTTTTATTACAATAAGCATATTTATGCCCACACAATGAGCAGTCGTGTTTGGCTTTGAACTTATCTTTATTATTTTGATAATAAGTTTTCATATATTCGGGGTTTGCTTCTCTATATGTTTTTAAATATTCTTTCATATCAATGATTGGCATTATATTATAATACTATATAATATAATTTTTTTTTAATACATTTTTTATTATATATTTAATATTTATAAATAATCATAAATAATATTGGCAACATCTTTATGCATATTTGTTAATGTTGTAATAGGGTCTATATTCATTTTTAAATGTAAAGCGTATTTAAAAAAATCACCATAGAACACCTTATAAAAATTTTGATGTGTTCTATTTATAATGTTTATAAATTTGAGAAGCTTATATATTCTTTTAATTTCTATTGTTGATATTTTATTTTCTTTATAATCGCTCAAATCATATGTATAAACTTTGTCTAATGATTTATACATTTTATAATAATTACTATCTAAACCAAAATACACAGTTTTATTATACTTATAGCGATGATGTTTTTCTTTCATAATATACAGAATTGAAGAATTATAAATTTCCAAATATTTATATTTATCTTTAATATCATTTTTATTAATATATAATGTGTCTTCATAATATACTCCTATTTCTCCTGTTTCATATTCGTTCGAGCGTTGTCCTCTACCAACATAAAATGATGTTGTTTTATTAAATGTATGTTTCTTTTTGAATACGTAATAGTTTATTTTTTTACTAAATCTATCACCAACACTAATAAAGTCATCTTCATCAAATTTATTATTTAATAAATAATCAAATGAATCTTGGAATGTTTTAATATTACCATAATATACCCATTTCTTTAAATCCATCTCCCATACTGCCCCACATGTTTTTGCCTTGTCTTTATCATTGAATTTAATATTCAATATGGTCTTTGTCGGTTTCACGATTTCGTCAGTCATTTATATATTATATATAGATAATATTTTTTAAGTAAAAAAAATATTATATTTTAAGTAAATTAAATTTTCTATATATTTCAAATTTTTTATTGAAATAATGTTATTAAATTTGGGTGCGTGCATCTTGATAATGCTGTATATAATACCTTAGCTGGCATATTACCTATTTCATATATGCTATAATGTTCATTTATTGTGAAACCTTGTATTTTGTGTGTTGTCTTAGCATTCGTAAGTAATTTACGTTGTGCATTGGTATATGTAATTTTAATATTGTTTGTATCTTGATATTCATTTTTATCATATATTGTAAAGTATGAACTAATAATATTCATTCGTTTAAAATAATCTTTGCATTCAAGAACATTATTTAATAACTCGTCATATTCTTTTGTGTATCTTGCTTTTTTATGCCATTGAACAGTGAATATGCTATTGTCTGCAATATCAATAATATTGAAATCGTCCATAATGTTGAAGTTAATCTCGCATTGATTGCGATCGCCCATAAAGATAAAATTAACTCCCAATGATTTAATATGTTGTAAAATTATAATTTGAAATTCTTGAATCAATGTGCATTCATCAATTATAAAATATTTAACATCTTTAAATATATCATTTATATCGCTTATGCTTTGTTTTGTGTAATAATGTAAAGTGTTTATATTTTGTTCTTCACTTAGATTTCGTGTAGGCGTGCAGTGTATATATTTCATTTTGTGTTCATCGAGATATGGTTTAATTTTCTTATTCATTAAATACGTTTTACCATAACCAGCCTTGCCAGTTAAAAAAAATGATTTGTTTTTTTTGATAGGTGTCATAATATTGTTATATTCTTTTTTATATGTTGCTCTCTTTGCAACTTTTGATATAATAGGTTCTAAAATAGGTTCTTTGCTTGTATCAACCCATTTATACCCACTTTCCTGTTCTTTGACTGTAAAATTATATTGTTTTAATAATACATTAAGTTCATCAACACTAATATCAATTTTTTTATTTAATGTTAGACTATCTGTATAAATTTTATGAATATTAATTTTTGGGTCTTGTTGTTGTAAAGTCATAAATAAATGATATAGCATAAGTCGTGCATATTGAACAATTGCCATATATGCATACATTCCCGAAGTGCGTTTATAATATGCCTTTGTAATGCTTACACCTTTTTTGGTTTCTGTTGCTATTTTGTTGTTATATTTATTTAATAAAGCGTTTTTTTCTTCTTTGTCATCAATTTCATATTTTGTTGTGTTTGTCTTTGTATGATTTGCGCAGTATCCTGTAAAATGTATAATGTCAATATATGGGATTTTATTAAATTTTTCGATTTGCGTTGTGTCAGTAGATGCTTTATATGTTGGCACGTGTTCAAAAAGAATATTAACATCTAAATTTAATATTTTAATAACTGACCCATATACCCAACCTTTAGATCCAAATAATGCGTTAGTGATTTCTGTTGGCTCATTGAATGAACAATAATAAAACCCCTGTGTTTCAATGCGTCCTGTATATTTGCGTGTATGTTCAAAACCTCCTGCTTTTGGTAATACATATGATTCTGTATCAGTTAAACAATTTTTTAATATGTTGTAATAACATTTATTAATATCGAATGTTTGTTTATTCTCAATGCTATTGTCAATAAATCTAATAGCGCGAATTTGTGATTCATGATAAAACTTTATACCATGTTGTGTATATGTTGATAATACGTCGAATATATTATCAATCTCTTTAAATAGTCGTGGCGGTTTTGTATATTTAATGCCATTATTGAATTTATATCCTTCATATTGTATCTCACTTTTAATATTTGCATATTCTATTAGTGTTTTACATTCAATAATATTTTTAGCGTTGTTCTTATGAATATCATTAATTAATATATTTTTAAGAACATTTTTTAAAACATACATATGATTATTATGAATTAAAATGTTTATTTTATTTTTATATTCTGTTTGTTCTTGTAGTTGTTCTCCATCAATTATATAAACGTTAAGATTATAGTCTATAGAATTTAAAATAATAGTTAGTTCAACATATGTGGGCGTTGGGTTTTCTTGTAATTGTTGGGATATAATTTTATATGCTTTTGGTTTTAATTTTGTTTGTAAATAAGAAGGAACGCAATATGTTTTAATATCATATTCTTCAGTTTTAAAATTTTGTAAATTAGGATATTTAACCTCGCGTAATTTAATATCACGAAAGATGTTATTATATAGTCTTGTCCCAGGGGTTAAATATATATTATTAAATGTTCTATTGACTGCGTGCAATGGGTTATCACGTTCTAATAAATACGCTTTATCCTCGACATATATTGGGGGGTAATATTTACCCTCATAAGTTTTTGTCCATATCTTATTATAAAACATTTTACTTTCTAACATATAAGGTTTGAACTTATTATAAAATATATTCATAAAATTAACGTCATAAAGTGCTCGAGCATTAATTAATAAGTTATATATTCTTATAAATCTATCAGGAATATCACCAATTGATAAACGTCCAGGATCAGTGAGAAGAGTTGCAAAAAATACAACATCGTCAATATTTGTAATGCTCATTTTGTAAATTTGATTTTTTGAGTTTTGTCTTGAAATACTATATGAAAACTGACCATTTATATTGTTATAGTTTATTTTATCTGATTGTTCTGCTAAATATGCTAATTTGCCATAATAGTTGTCAGGATTAACACCAAAGCTATTAACATTTGCTCGTTGTCTTGCAACTCTGATTTCTTTTGGAGATAATTTATTTTCTATATTTCCAAAGCCTCCCTCATGTGCGTGTGGGTCATCATTAATACCACCATTGCCACCACCACCACCACCACCTCCGCCTTCTCCTTCATACCCTACAGCATCGTCATAATTATCAGGACCAACAGGACTATATACATTATAACTCGTCATTATTATATATTAATAATATATAATTTTTTTTAAGTATTTAATTAATTATTTTTTATTATAGTTTTTTATTATATTTTTTTATACATAATATTTTTTATATTATATAATATATATGATTGCATTTCATGGGAACATAGGTAGTGGGAAATCAACATTAATAAAAAGACTATCTATGATGAATGAGACATATATTGCATATTTGGAACCTGTGCAAACTTGGCAGGATAGTGGATTATTAAATTTATTATATACAGACCCTGAGGGTTATGCGTTTTCATTTCAGGTGTTAGCATTATTAACAAGATTAAAACAATATAGCGAGTTTATAGAGAATAAGAATAATAATATAATGTTATGGGAAAGGGGAATAGAAAGTGATAAAATATTTCAGAATGTATTGAAAGAACATAAATTTATATCGTCATTAGAGATAGACATATTAAATACGAGTTATAAACCTAAAGCGTTATTAAATATATACATAAGGACACCACCAGATGTATGCTTACATAGGATATTACAACGAGGAAGAGAAGAAGAAAAAGATATAACTTACATATATTTAAAGGAATTACACGACGAGCATGAAAAGGTATTGACAGATTGTTATGTGATAGATGGGGAGAATATAAATATAGATGATGTTATACAAAAAATCGAAGCGGCAGTATTAGGTTCTACAATTTGATGACCACACCAGAAAGAGGGGGGCGACAAAATGAGAATGTTGGGGATGGCTACTAAATAAAAATAACTAAATGGGAGTATTGGAGAAGGCGAATAAATGAACAACTAAATGGAGGTGTTGAGGACTAAATGCTAAATAATAATAACTAAATGGAAGTGTTGGGGAGGGCGACTAAAAGAGAATGACTAAATGGAAGTGTTGAAGATGGCGACTAAATAAGAATGACTAAATAAGGATAGTAAAAAACTATATATAGTGGAATGTTGGAGAAGGCGACTGGATGAGAATGACTAAAGAGGGCGACTAAAGAGGGCGACTAAATGAGAATGACTAAATGAGAATGACTAAAGAGGGCGACTAAATGAGGATAGTAAAAAACTATATATAGTGGAAGTGTTGGGGAGAGGGAGAGGGAGAGGGAGAGGGAGAGGG